ATGGAAAATAGTTTAGAAATTATGGGTACAAAAGAGAGCTTGGCAGACATTATGGGAATGTCCAATACTCCTCCATCATCACGCTCTGCCTTGGCAGAGATTAAGCAGGTTCACCAGAACATCATGGGGACTAAGAAGGTTGATGGGGAGAATATGGAGGTTGCTGTAATCAAAGCAGGTTCATACGCTGTTGAGTTTCCTGATGAGACTGTGTATTACAGTTCAACAATAACCATACGAACCTTTATGCAAAGGTTTCAGTGGCAACGATGGGACGATAACTACACCAGACCTGATGGCGGTTCTGGTAGAATGTTACGATCAGTAATGGGCAAGTCTCTCAGCGTAGACTTAAAAGATAATTATGGAGGTTTCAACTGCGGTAGACCTTCAGGTTATGTCAAGGACTTTTCGTCCTTGCCACAAGAAACACAGGACGTTATGAGAAGTACCAAAAGGTATAACATCATATTCGGAATGTGTACACTCGATGATGCTAAGGATGTAAATGGCAAATCTGTTGAAGTTAAAGAATTCCCTTTCTTTATGCGTATTAAAAATAGAGATAGCTTAAAAGCTATTTCAGATATATTTAGTGCAATACAACGGAAGAACCATTTTCCTATTCAGTATAATCTAAAGTTATCTGGCGAATTAAAGAGTATTCCTAGCGGAGCAACATATGCAGTTGTTAATGCTTCTATGGGAAAGTTAGTAGAGATTACCACAGATGACCAAGAAGTACTAAATAGCTTTGTCGATTGGGTGGAGTCTATGAACTCAATAACGCTTTCCAAATGGGAAGAGCATAGAAGACCAGAAGAACTCTCTGAAGCGGATGAGGAAATTGTTTCTTCTATAGTTGAAATTGAGGACGCATAGATGAACCACCCTGCAGAGTTGGCGATCCATTCCTTTTTACAGGATGTTATGTCAGGAAAGAACAGCATGAATAAAGCTGTTGTTGATGGTATAGCTAAAGATGTCAAAGAGGCTGTGGCTCGTCAATTCTCAGGGGATAAGCGTACATTTAGACTTCGTATGTCCAACATTGGACGTAAAAAATGTCAGCTATGGTTTGAAAAGAACCTCCCTGAGAAAAGACAATCAGACTCACCCTACTTCTTAATCAATATGATACTAGGAGATATTGTAGAGGCAGTGTTTAAAGGTCTTCTACGAGCCTCCAAAGTAGAGTTTGAGGACAGTAAAAAGGTAGTCTTAAAGAGAAAGAAGAAGGACATAGAAGGGAGTTATGACTTAGTTCTTAACGACAAGGTAGATGACGTAAAGTCTACATCTCCTTGGGCATACGACAATAAGTTTGTAGATTTTAATACTATGAAGAGTAAGGATAGTTTTGGCTACGTTGCACAGCTTGCAGGGTATGCTAAAGCTAGGGGAGTAAAAGCAGGAGGTTGGTGGGCAGTCAACAAAGCTAACGGAAACTTTAAGTACGTTGATGCAGACGGTATGGACATGAACGAAGAGCTTAAAAAGATTGACGACACCATTGCCTATATAGAAGATGATGAGCCGTTTGAAAGATGTTATGAACCTATTGCAGAAACATATTATGGTAAGGCTAGTGGCAACACCAAGCTAGGTATAGAGTGTAGTTTCTGTTCTTTTAGAGATGCTTGTTGGACAGACCTTAAAGTTCTGCCTTCCAAAGTGTCTAGGGCATCTTCTCCTCCTCTTATAAATTATGTAAAGGTTGCAGATGAAGAAGCTACAGCTAAAAAGCAAGTTTGAAGAAGAGGTAGCCAAGTGGCTAAGATCAGCAAAACAAAAGGTTAGATATGAAGAAATCAGAATTAAATATGCTGTTATACGACACAGGCACTACAAGCCTGACTTTATTCTTAACAATGGTATTATTATTGAAGCGAAAGGATGGTTAAGACCCAGTGACAGAACTAAACATTTATTAATACAAGAACAGTATCCTGACCTAGACATAAGGTTTTTGTTTCAAAATGCAAACAACTTTTTAAGGAAAGGATCTAAGACACGGTACTCTGATTGGTGTGATAAACATGGCTTTTTATATGCACATAAAGAATTGCCAAAACAATGGTTGACAGAACGTAAAAAAAGGATAAAACTATAGTCTCATGGGAAAAAAAGATAAAAATATGACACTCCACAGAGATGATTACGCTCTCGTGGTAAAGTTGGATCAAGATAAATTAGGTAGATCTACAGGTGACTCTGTATTCTCTCTATCCTACAACTCAGATAACAAATGGGATCAAAATACACATGATGGTGTAGTTGATATGTTGACAATCCTCTGTGAAGTTGTTAGAATGATGGACACAGATTCGGAGTTTAGAAAGACGTTGCACTACTATTTGGACAAACACGCACCTAAAGTACCAGACCTTAAAGTAGTAGACAAAGAGGACAACATTATTAGAGTAGATTGGAGTAATAAAGATGAAAGATAATGTAAATCACCCAGATCACTATACTAATGGGAGTGTAGAGTGCATAGATGCAATGAAAGCCATGATGACAGGATCAACTGCCTCGCCTATTCTTTGTGCGTGGTGGGGACTAGCCTTTAAATATATATGGCGGTGGGATAAGAAAGACGTACCAGTAGAAGACTTAAAAAAGATAATATTTTATTTAAACAAAATGATTAGTGAGTTAGAGAAATGAAGTTCACAGTAAATATGATAATAGAGGTAGACGAAGAAGAAAACATACTACCTATAAATTATGATGGAAAAGAACAGGATGAACAAGCATTAAAAGATTTATTAAAAGATTACTTATTTGATATTGATGGGATAGAGTTAGAAGGAGTGAAAATTAAAAAGCATGGTTAAACAAAAAATAAATATGAAGTCATACGGAGAAGAAGTAGAGAAACTAATTGTAACAGAAAAAAAGAATAGACTTATAGAGAACACGCTAGGTCTTGTGGGTGAAGCAGGGGAAGTAGCAGAAAAGATTAAGAAAGTTGTTAGAGATAAAGAGTTTTCTAAAGTAGAGGTTGAGAAAGAGTTAGGTGATGTACTATTCTATGTTACCGCTTTAGCTAACTACATTGGTACGGATCTACAGACAGTGGCTACAGTAAACCTAGCAAAGCTACACGACAGACGAGATAGAAATAAAATACATGGATCAGGGGATAACAGATGAACAGCACACTACCAACAGACTACCAATCATTTATAGCTATCTCTAGGTATGCTAGATGGCTACCTGATGAAAACAGAAGAGAAACGTGGGAGGAGACAGTAGGTAGATACATAGATTTTCTATCAACAAAGGTCTTGGGTAACCTACCTTTAACAGAGCTAAAAAATGCTATAACTAAACTAGAAGTTATGCCGTCCATGAGAGCCTTAATGACTGCAGGACCTGCTCTTGAAAGAGACAACACAGCAGGGTATAACTGTAGCTATCTTCCTGTTGATGACCCTAAGTCTTTTGATGAAGCTATGTATATACTATTGTGTGGTACAGGTGTAGGTTTCTCTGTTGAAAGACATTATGTAAGTAAGCTTCCAGACATTCCTGAGGTTATTGAAGATGTATCTACTATCATAACTGTGCAAGACAGCAAAGAAGGATGGGCAAAAGCACTGCGTAAACTCATAGGACATTTATATATGGGTGAGTTACCACAGTGGGACGTATCAAACGTTAGACCTGCAGGTGCTAGACTAAAAGTATTTGGCGGTAGAGCTAGTGGTCCTGCTCCTCTTGTGGACTTATTTAACTTTACTGTGTCGTTGTTCAAACACAATGCAGGACGTAAGCTGTCTAGCTACGACTGTCATAATCTGATGTGCAAGGTTGGAGAGGTTGTGGTATCAGGTGGTGTAAGACGTTCAGCTATGATTAGTCTCTCTAATCTCTCTGATGGACGTATGAGACATGCTAAGTCTGGTAAGTGGTGGGAGTCAGCACCACAGATGGCTCTTGCTAACAACTCTGTATGCTACACCGACAAGCCTGACGGTGAGACATTCCTACGTGAGTGGCTGTCTCTTGTTGAGTCTAAATCAGGAGAGCGTGGCATATTCAATAGAGTGTCTTCTAAGGAACAGGCAAACAAGTATGGTAGGAGAAATCCTAATTATGACTTTGGCACTAATCCTTGCAGTGAGATCATACTTAGACCTTACCAGTTTTGTAACCTCACAGAGGTTGTAATACGAGAGGAGGATAAGTTTGAAGACTTGAAAAGAAAGGTTAAGCTTGCTACTATACTTGGTACAGCACAATCTACCTTAGTAAAGTTCCCTTATCTTCGTAAAATATGGAAAACAAATACAGAAGAAGAAAGACTTTTAGGTGTTAGCCTTACAGGAATAATGGATAATGAGTTAACTAGTGGGAGGAAACATGGACTCGACAAAACACTCGAAAAGCTCCGACAAGTTGCCGTTGACACAAACAAAGAGTGGGCAGGAATATTCGGAATACCACAAAGCACAGCCATCACATGTGTCAAGCCAAGTGGGACAGTATCACAGCTTGTTGACTCAAGCTCTGGTATCCACCCTCGTCATAGCAGTTATTATATTAGGACTGTCCGTGGTGATAATAAAGATCCTCTTGTTGAGTTCATGAAGGACAGTGGCATACCAAACGAACCAGACTTTATGAAGCCTGATGGACAGACAGTATTTAGCTTTCCTATGAAGTCACCAGAAACGTCTATAATGAGAGATGATATGACAGCCATACAACAGCTAGAGACATGGCTCACATACCAAAGACATTGGTGTGAACACAAGCCGTCAGTGACCATCTCTGTGAGGGATGATGAGTGGATGGAAGTGGGAGCATTTGTGTTCAAACACTTTGACGAAATGTCAGGAGTATCTTTCCTACCACACTCCGATCATACTTATCAACAAGCACCCTATCAGGAGTGTACAGAAGAGGTATACAATAAGTTTAGCAGTGAGTTCGTTCATATAGATTGGGATAAGTTTAAGAGTTATGAAAAAGAAGATACAACTAAGTCTTCGCAGACATTTGCCTGTTCAGGCGATAGCTGTGAGATTGTAGATATAGGAGCATAAAATGGGATCATTTATTATATATGCCACAATACTAGTAAATGGTACAATTGGTGTGATTGAGTATAAACAGACCATGTTTAAAACGGATGTTCAGTGCGTACAATTTCTTGAACAAAACAACTCACACATAAATGGAACATTAAAAGAGCATTTAAAAAAGAGAGAGCCTAACTCAACAGTTCTCTTCATTGGATGTTCAGAAAGAAATAAGATCACTAATGAAACAGACATTTAAAGAAAAGAAGGACACACCTTTTAGTCAGGGATTCAGAGTCTTTAGAAAGGGAAAGCTAATTCCTAATACAAAGATGCTGATGGGTAATCCATTCTACCCACAGAGTAGGTCGTTTAAAGAATGGGAACGTGGCTTTACTGTCGCATATTATCGAAACTTGGAGAGGTTGGATGAACAAAGCGAGAAGACAAGCAGAGAGAGCTTTCAAAACAAAGGAGAAAGAAATGGATAGTGAAATTAGTATAGACGATATGGCTAAAGAAATCAAACAGATGGAGGAACAACTGATTGATATGAAAAAAGCGTATCGTGATCGTAAAATGTCAGGACTTAAATCGGCTATGGAAGCACGTAAGTCTGCAGAAGAGGCTGTGAGAGAGGAGCTACAAGCTCTTGGTCTTACATCACAGTCTACTGCGTGGTCTAGTTCAGACCCATTGAGACTATATACCAAATGGTATTAACACTGAGAGGGGCGAAAGCCCCTTTCTTTTTA